ATAACTTACCTAGGATATAAGTAGCTATGCAATCATGCAAGGCCCAGTCGCTACTGCCGACCATTTATAAGTTAATAAACAATCTGTTCAGTTTGTTTTAAAAAACTCACTACCCTTTTCAGGTAAACAATTGCTTAAAAGGCGGTGTTCGGAATCGAACCGAATGGAAACTTTTGTTTGAGTTTGGAGATAAAACAATTTACCTGTCACCGCCATGAGAGGGCAAAGCCCTCAGATTTCATAAAGGAGTATCAATGAATTAAATAGAGGAAGGGACTCGAACCCTCAATACCTTTACGATACCCTGTTTTCAGGTAACCATCTACCAATTCTGAGACCTCTTTTTCAATTCTTGATACTACCATTTTATCAGTTTTAAAACTTCATGCCTGTACAATCACTATCATTTACTATCAATTTGCTAAGAATACTATCAAGTTCTTTTATTGCTTGTTTTTTTAATCGATAATAAGTGGGCGAACTGATACCCCCAAGGCTGTCACAGATATCATCTACGTACATTTTATTGATATAAGTCATTCGTAAAATTGTTCTGTGCTTTGGATTGCTCAGTTTATTGATCATACGCCCAAGTTCCATCTTGCGATTGATTATAGCATTTGTGTCCTGCTCGATTGCATCCTTCATAGTTATCAATTGAGCATACACGTCGTCGATTTTTCTAGCCTGCCCCCCTTTAACCTTGACCTCTGACCATTTCGGACTTGAGAGCAGGCTAGCCTCAAGCTCGTTGATTTCGTTTATTCGACTTTGAATGTCTAGGTCAAGGTCTTGTAATTCGCTTAAAAGCTCTCTAGCCTTCACTCTCTATCTCCTTTATGATATAATAATAGTATTGAAAGCGTTGTCGAGGTAGAGTGAATGCCTCGGCTTTTTTATTTCTCCCCAATCAAAACATTTACAGGGATTTTAAAAAATGTTGCTACATCTTCAACTATATAAAGATTAGGTTTTTTGATTTTCTTTTCCCATTTCATTATTTCTGCGTAAGAGTAACCTAACTTATTAGCTAGTTCACTTCTGGAAAGTTTACTATCTATTCTTTTTTGCTTCAACATGAACGCAAATCGCTCGCATTGTTGGTCACTTAATTTCTCAAAATCCACTTTTATTAGTTGCTTACCATTTGGATTTTTCTTTTTATACGATGGTGAAGCATAAGAGGTTAGTGTAACAATAGCAATCCCAGTCTCTACGCTGATTTCTTTTAGCGTGCCACAAGTGATAAAGGTATCACCTTTATAAAGTGCATATTCATATTCAAGTCTATCCATGTTCAAGCCCCATTGATTATCTTCACTGTTTCTTCATAACTTAGATTTACTTTAGCTCTTTGTTCTTCATAGTCCAACCCAAAAACTTTTGGAATTCTGAAATAAATGATTGTAGTATTGTCATGTTGTTTGACAACTGAAAAAATGTGTTTGAGCCAGTCTTTTCTTAATGAAATATTAGGGAATACTACAAGTTCTAGCTTTTCTTCTTTAGTTGGTTTCTTTTCATTAATTCCTAAATACGGATATTTTTTAGGTTTCATTCTTCATGCTCCATTTCTTCAATCAACCAATCAAGGTTTTTTCTAGCCTTCTTCAAATCTTCAAGACCGTTCTTCTTTTGGAAGCGTAGTAAATACTTGATAGCGTTGCCCCAATAGAAACCTTCGACTCCTTCTAGTCCAAAAACAAAGTTCTTAACAACTTCAATGGCTTCAAGTCCGAACTTACCTTTATAATGGCTAGGTTTGTTTACATTGTCAATTTGTTCTGGTTTCATTTTTCAACCTCCAGCAATTCTGGATTTTCGTAGATTCTCGCTCTAACAGTAGACCAATTACACCCATAATATGATGCAATCCAATTTATTGACTTACCTTTGTTCAGAAAGACTTTCAACTCTTCTAATGGTATAAGAACACGCTTTTTCATTTTCAAACCTTTTCTACTATGATTTGCCATACCGATTTTTCTCCTATGAGATTCTGAAAAAATGCGTCCTTTATTATGCTTTCTATTGTGAGCCTTATTTAATATCAAAGATAGGTTTTCTTTTCTTGCATCTAACTTATTCTCGTTCAAATGATGCACACTATACTCAAATGGAATTCTTGTTTTCAACCAGTATTGCATTAAAAGTCTGTGTATATGAATCTTTTCGTTATGAATTGAAACAGCAGGATAGTGACCGTGTAAATATATCTTTTTCCTACTTAAAGAAGGTTTTTTCTGATACCACAAGATTGCCTTCTCTAATTCAGAATAATCAACAAGACATTCACACTCATTACTAAAATCAATTTTCGCTTGTATTTTTACCGTCAATTAAATCACCATCCTCCCAAACATTGCCGAGAATTTCAAACTCAAAGTCTTTACTCTTTATCAATTCAGCGAAAGTAAGATGTTCGTCTTCCATTCGTATGAATAGAGATGATTCGGGATATTTAGTTTTCCCGAACTCAAAACAAGCTTCACCTCTCACCACTTCAACGAAATTAATACCTTCTACTGAGCCATCTACATAACCCTCGTAACAATATTCAGCCCACTCATCATTAAATTTTAGGACATCCCCCTCAAAGACCTCCTTACCGTTTTTGTCTTTGAGTCCTGTTGATTGCATGAGTTTGATTTCATCAGGAGATACTGTAATATAATCATTCATGACTGCGTCATTTAATCCAATTTCTCCTAACGAATCAACGTTAAACCACATATCTGAAATCGACATCATTCTGCCAAGTTCTTTATGCCACGCTCTAAATCTTGGTATCATTCCGTTACCTCCTTCTCAACTGTAATAGTAAAATCTCGACCGTTTATGTTTAAAGGTAAAACTGCCCCTGTTTTTGAGTTGTCTTTTAGTAAATCAAATACAATTTCTAAAACTTGCTTACCTAAAATCAGTTGTGTCTCTAAAACATTTTGCTCATCCATCACTCCACCTCCTCAACTTCAAACAGTGGACTGTTAAACACTTCACCAAAGCCTGATTCTTCTAGTTCTTTGCGGGTAGCTTTATAATTTCCAGCTGTTATATTTTGATTAAAATAAAATTTTCCCCCTAATGGTGCTTTAACCAAAGGTTGCCCATTCTTCAACTTCACAATATACTTCGGTTCTCTCTCTATCTCGTAGCCGTCAAGTATGGCTTTTATCAATCTTTTTCTGTTTTTAGGTAGTCTAGCTTCTCTCGTCAAATGTTTTAATTCTATGCCGTCTCCATCCGTTAACTCATACCCCCAGCCAGTTCTTGAAACATGATACAAAGCAGTTGCAACATCATTTTCACGATTAAAATCAAACGTTTTAAGGAATTTTGCTTCTTCCTCAGACACTTTGACTTTTTGCGGTTCGTCTAGTTGTTCAATGAGCGTCTCGATATACCTAAATACTGCCCAGCCAGTCAATTCTATGATGGTTTCTTTCTGTGCTACAATCCTTTTCAATGCTTCTTGTTTATTCATTTTTACACTCCTCTAATTCTTTTTCAATTTCATTCAAAACTGCGAGTTCTTGTCTGATATCTTTTTGAGATGCGCCTTCACGTTTTATGTAATATTCCAAGGCGTGACTCAAAATATGCAATTTTACTAATTTACTAACCATTTATAACTTTACCTCGTCTCCAATTAGCAAAGACTCGTAGTTTTTTTGCGACACCACGAATATGCCTTGATTTTGAACTGTGATCGTGTGCATACCTCCGATTTTCTCCTTATGCACTACTCTGCCCTTGATTTCTGCGCCCTTATTGTCTGCCTTGTAGACGAGCATCGGGCGCTTTTGTTCAAGGTTTTTAATGTGGATACATTGCCAGATATTCAAAGTGGCTGACAAGACAATCCATATAGCTATAAATCTTTTCACTTACCGTCCTCCAGTTTATTTATTTCACTTTCATAAAATTTAACTCTCTTCTTGAGATAATCACGCTCTGCTGACCGTGAATGCGCTAGTGATTTTATAGTCGGTTTAGAAAGCTCGAATATTCTCTCTTTTGCAAGCTCCAGCGAGTGCTTGTAGCCTTTGAGTAGCTCTTCCTTTATGCTCATCATTCCACCCGTTCGATTTTGACTCGATACAATCGATCCCCTCGATATTTATTCTCAAGTTTTGTTCTGAATTTGATAGCATCCTCTTCTTTTTTGAAAAAGTGAGTTTCGTCTACCATGTTGTCAAAATATAATGTCACAGTAAAACTCATAATTACACCTCTTAACTCATTTTGTGGCTTTCCAGGTCTCCGAATTCGTGACCTTGATTGACAAAATACGAGCCAATCAGAATGGCATCTGCCTCATCGTCTTTGACGTTCATGTCGAAGTTATCGGATACTTTAGCTACTGACTGCAGCTTCATAGACTTCTTACTACGGTCTTTATAACTGAACTTCCAATACTTGCGCCAAGTTGACACGTTGACAAAATACACGTTGTCAGCGACCAACCGTCCAAGGATGATGCCCGTTACAATTCCAATGCTGATCATTGACTGTTGATTAGGACCCATGACCGAGTTCTTCTCGACTACGATTGACTCAAATGATCCCTCGTAGGTTTGCAAGGCTCTTGATTGAATGGTTCTTAATTCTCCAGCCATGAAACGCCCACGTTCAAAGAATGACTTGCTTTTATGTTTCAAGACACCACTCTCGACAAGGTCAGAGCCTTCAAATAAAGCCCAACCTGTCGCAGATGTTGAAATGTCTAACGATAAGGTCAGATTTTTCATTGTAGCTCCTTTGCTATTGCAGAAATAACATTGACTGTCACGCTATTGCCTGCTTGTTTGTATAATTGACTGTTGCTATTTACCTCTTGAGCCTTGTCAAATGCCCAGTCTGGAAAACCTTGCAATCTCCAACATTCACGAGGTGTTAGCTTTCTAATCCTGAAATCAGGCTCAACTACTCCTTGACTTTCTCCAGTTAAGAGAGTGTTTGCTATCTGTTTGCCAACTCTACCACGCCTTGTTTTAGAGTTTGGATGAGATAGG